CCTAACGCTCGGTCTCTCTCGCAAAAAACGGAGGCGACGGGGTGATCCAGCCCAGGGATCCCAGACTTTTCAGCACGGCGTACAGCGCCAGCTCATAGAAGTCCATGACGTGCAGGCGGTGGAGGCCGTCGAGGTCGTCCGTCTCTTCGAACATCACGTGGCGCACTCAGTGCCGTCGTTGTATAGCGCCCGGATGAGGGCCCGCTGGTCGGACGGGACGAGGCGTAGCCCGGCATCATGGAGGGTGGCGAAGACGCTGCCTGCCACCTTCCAGGGGTCATCGACGTAAGGCTTGAGGGCTTGGGCGAGGAGGGTGTAGGCCTCGGGATCGTGACCGGCTGGGGTTAGTTCAGGCATCGCCCCTCCCGTCGATCAGCCGCACCTCGTGGATGGTTCGGTGGGTATAGTCCTCGTCCCACTCTTCACGGAGGACTTGGAAGGCGGCGCCCTCGGGAGGTGGGTCGCAGGCGAACCGTTGGAAGGTGTCGGGCAGGCTGGGGTGCGGCTCCCATTCGGTCATGGCGCACTTTCCCCGATATTTGACCTGCCCTCCACTGGGCCGTCGGAGTGTGCGGGTTCGGTCATCCGAGGCCTGCTCTGCAGAGGAGCCAGCCGAGGACTAGGCCGACGACGAGCCAGAGACCCGGGGCATACAGCATCAGAACAGTCCTACTTCCTCGTCGTGTTGGGTGATGGTCTCGCCGCTATCGGGGTTGAACCAGACGCCGTCGTTGGCCTGCTTGGCCCGCCGGGGTACCTCGTGCGGTCCGAAGTGGCCGAGCTCCCAGATGCATTGGCGGCCGTACCGGGTAAGGCCACCATGGGATGCCTTGACCTGCTGGCGGCGCCATGGGCACCTCATTGCGGGTTCTCCCTACGTCCGCTGTTGCAGCTTCGGCACATGACGAGGTTGGTGGCGTGGTCGGTGGTGGTGTCGCCGGTGGCGCCGCAGATGGAGCACCAGGGCTGCGCCTTCCGTCTGGCCCGGGAGTAGGCGGGCCAGACGCCGGCGTATTGCGGGCGGGCGGCGTTGCGGGCTCGTTCGTGGGCGAGGTAGCAGGGCCGACAGCGGGCGCCGTCGAGGCGGTGGCGGGCGCTGCAATCGACGCAGATGCGCAGCGGCCTCATGTGGGTGGCCCGCCGAGGGTGCCGTAGCTGTAGTGCAGGACCTTGCCGCCCTGGCCGATCTGCTCGCAGACGTCGACCCGGGGCAGGACGCCGTAGCGGTGGCCTTTGTCCTTGTGGAACATGCGGGCGTGGTTCTCGGCGAGTTCCATGGCCGCTTCTTTGGATGCGCAGGGCATGTAGGTGTCGAATCCGTCTCTGCCGTGACACCACATTTCGCCTTTTTCGTCATACCAGACACAGCAAACAAACCAGCGGGGCGATTCAGATGGCTGACCGGTTTGGCTGACCGGTTTGGCTTCACTCAAACCGACCAGACCAGTCCCCGAAGGGGCCTGGTCGGTTTGAGAAAAGGCATTGCCAACCTGACCGGTTTGACCGGTTTGACCGGTTTGCTGACCGGTTTGGTGACCGGTTTGTGACCGGTTTGGCGGGCCGAATAGGTAGCCCCCGGAATGCCCTTTTTTGGTTTCGCATGTAATGCGGTTCTCGGCGATAAAGACTCGAATGGCTCTGGCGACTGTCGATTCGCTCACCCCAGATAGAAGGGCCAAAGAGGCTCGTGTCGCCGTACCGTGGCCGCTGGTATCCAGGCTCATCTGAATGGCCCGCCAGACCGTCTCGTACATGTCCCCGGTCATGAGGCGGCCGCCGGCGGTGTCACCCGGCGTTGGACCTTGACCTCGAACTCCTTAGTCGGGGACATGCCGGGAGCGGCCTTGGGCGACTCGCCCTTGTAGGTGATCTTGATGCGATCGCCAACTTCGGGGGCATGGAGGGTGAGGAGCTCGAGGAGGCGGGCCTGGGTGCCGTAGACGATTACGCCACGGCCGTTCTCGAGCCGGATGCGCAGCACGGGGTAGATGGGGGTCGGCTGGCCTTTTGGCGCCGAGCCCCGGAGGGTGTCACGGGCTTCGATCGTCCCTACGACCTCGCACGGATCCGCCCACGAGACCGTGGCCACGAATTGGTTCCAGTAGTCCTGCTGGTTGCCGGCCATGGTCAGCCGTCGCAAGTGAGGAGCATGGCCTGGGCGATGCGGAGCCGGTGGGCGTTGTCGAGGTGGTGGCGGGGTCCGGCGAACCAGCAGGCCATATCCAGCAGGACCTTCTCGCCACCCGACAGGCCCGGGAGCCGCTCGTCGGCCAGGATGCCGCCCCAGTCGGGCTCGTCGCCGAGGAGGTAGTGCTTGAACAGCCAGTGATCCTCGTATCCGGCGAACAGGGTGCGGTAGGGCTCGTTCACAGGTCGAGCTCTTTCGCCCAGTCGTATTGCTCGGGCCGGTTGGCCCGGACGTCCCAGTAGGCGGCCTCCCGACGGGTGCGGACAACCTCGTTGACGAGGACGACCAGGCCTTGGGCGGCCAGCAGCAGGAAGAGGATCAGGACGACGACGGCGGGGGCGATCACGCCGCCTCGTGGCTCTTCGGGTACCAGGAGCGGAGGGTCTGGCCGGAGAGGTTGATCTTGTGTTCGGTGCAGTCCCAGAGCTCCCGGGCGATCTGGTCCCATGCGATGCCCTGGGCACGGTGTTCGGCGATGAAGGCGTCGAGGCGGCCGGCGAGCATGTGGTCGGCGAACTGACGTAGATGGCTCATACGTCAGGTTTACCGCTTTTTGCAGGATCCTGCAAGATCACTAGCTCGCAGGCGGCCCGACGTTCTATAGTGCACTCTATGACCATGCAAGAAACCGTTGCGGCCAACGTCCGGGCCAGGCTCGCCTGGAACCAGGTCAGCCACGACGAGGCGGCGGCCGCCTCCGGGTGTTCCCTACGGTCATTCCGCTACAAACTGAGCGGCCAGTACGGGTTCCGGCCCGACGAACTCGCCGGGCTCGCCCGCCTCCTCGGATGCGACGCCGGCGCCTTCTTCCGGGTCCCCGAGGGGTTCGTTACCTCGGTATCCGAGTCCGCTTGGACTCCTAGATCGCTGGCCCTGGCCGCATGACCTGCCAGGCCTGCTCAGTCGACCTCGAGGCCGAACCGTCGCTCGGCCGGTTCCACGCCCGCTGCCTCGAACGCCTGCTGGGGAATCTTAGGAAGGCGACAAGTCCATGTAATCCGCCGTCACCATTGGGGGACAGGAGACGTTCTGATGCCTGTGACCCCGACACTTCCCGAGCTCGTCCGTGCCTATGTCAGGGAACGGGTGGCGGCCGGTGAGCTCTGCCCGACCACGATCCCGAGCCATCGTCATAACCTGCTCCGCTTCGCCCGCCACGCCGACGTGGCGCCGGGCGAGCTCAGCCGGGACCATGTCGAGGCGTTCCTGTCGTCCTGCCAGGTGGCCCCTTCGACCCGCCGGCAGCGGTTCTCGGCTATCCGCACGTTCTGCGGCTGGCTCGTCGCCCGGGGGTATCTCGACCACGACCCGACGATCGGCATGAAACCGATCCGTCAGCCGAGGGCCGTCCCGAGGGCCTACAGCCCCGCTGTCGTCGCCCGACTCCTCGATGTGTGCCCGGACCCCCGGGCTCGTCTCATCTGCCTCCTCGAGGTGCAGGAAGGACTCCGGGCCTGCGAGGTGGCCCGCCTCGAGGTCGGCGACATCGACTTCGCCGAACGGTTCATGCTGGTACGGGGCAAAGGCGGCAAAGAACGGGTCCTCCCGCTGTCCGACGAGACGTGGGAAGCACTCGACGCCTACCTGGTGGAGCTCCCGGCGAACGCCGGGCCGCTGGTCCGCTCCTACAACAACCCGACCGTCGGGATCTGCGCCGCCTACGTCGTCCACATGATGGGCCGCTGGCTACGAGACGCCGGCGTCGCCCGAGGCGGCGGCCACGGGCTACGCCACACGATGGCCACCCAGCTGCTGCGTTCCGGCGCCGACGTGCGGGACGTGCAGACCGCCCTCGGCCATGCCCACCTCACCTCGACCCAGATCTACCTGCCGTTCTCCGACGCCCGGCGGCTCCGAACCGTCATGGGCGGACGGCGGTACGGCAATTAATCCCAGATCAAGCCACGGCCGGTTCCGGCCGATAGGAGCGACATGAGCAGAAACCCATATCTCGTCGGGACCGGCCTCGGCCTCGCCTCCATGGCCGTCGCCATCTTCGGCGGTTACGCCTGTGGCGCCGCCACCGACCCGCCCGCCGACGCCGCCCCGAAGATGACGTTCGAGCAGTGCCAGGCTTCCGGTGAGTACCCCGGTGGCCGCTACGCCGTCGAATTCGACAACGGCGTCTGCACCGTGCAGAAGCCGGCCGATGTTCCGGCCGACGTGCCGGCCGAGGTCTCCTACGCCAACTGCGACGCCGCCCGGGCGGCCGGCAAGGCGCCTCTCCATCTGGGCGACCCCGGGTACAGCTCGAAGCTTGACCGTGACGGCGACGGCACGGCCTGCGACAGCTAGTCGCCCTTTACGCCCCGCACCTTGTCGGCCAGCTGCTGGGTCAGCTCGCCGAGGGCGTCGAGGTTCTCCCCGGCCCATTCCTCGCCGGTCCCGATCCCGTCGAGGACCATGCCCAGCATCTGCAACATGATCTCGGGGGTCAGGCTCCCGAGGCTGGCCAGCCGTCCGATGATGTCACTCATGGTCTCTCCTCACCCGGCGGCCGATCCCCGCTGCCGGGCAGGGGGACGCCGTAGAAGCAGAAGTTGCGGCAGTTGTGGTCGCCCCGCTGGTCGTTGTCGCCGGAGCGGCCCCCTTCGTACTTGTTGCCGTCCGAGCCGCCGCCGTCACAGTCGTATTCGTCTTGGCAATAGCGGCCGTGGTGGTGGGCAGGGCCGATCCCGACCGGGGCCAGGGTGAGGGCCAGGGCAACGAGCAGCGGTTTCATTGCCGGTCCCTGATCTGTTCGAGTACGCCCCGGATAGCCCGCAGCTCGTCAAGGAGTTCTTGGAATTTCTCGTCGAACATGGACCGTATGGCGTTCATGTCGGGGAACATGCCGGACTTGAAGAGGCGCATCAGATCCTCCTGTCGATCACGTTGGTGACGGCCGGCGGTTGCGGAGGACGGACGAGCATGGTGGCGAGGGCGCCGACCCCGGCCGAGCCGATGGCGACAACCCCGTCGGGCGGGGACTTGCCGTACCACGTGAGGAAGATCGTGCCGATCAGGGCCATGACGGTGGCGATGATGAGGCCGACGACGGCCAGGCGGAGCACGACGTAGTCCTGCGAAGTGGCCTGCTGGCGGATCACCTCGGACGCCGGCGACGTCGCCGGTGGCACCAGTGTCTGCGGGTCGGGCGGGGCGGCCGGGTCGCTGTTAGGCATCGGCGGGCGCCTCGACACGGCCCAGGTATTTGGCGTCCCCGAAGGCGTAGACGGCGCCGTCGGCGGTCACCAGCCAGTAACCCTCACCGGACGGGGTGGCCTGGAAAGCGACGACCGGAGCTTCGGCGTTGGGGATATCCGGGTTATCGGCCACGGTTGCCTCCAAGGTATGCAGAGGGTGTGACAGCGGCAGGAGGAAGGTGCCCCGTGGGACGGCCACGTGGACGTGGTCCCCGTGGTCGCCCCAGGTTGTCGGGCCGTAGAACGAGGCGCCGTCGACGAGGCGGCCGTTCTTGACGGCCTCTTTGACGCCGGAGCCGGAGTAGATCAGCTCGGCGAGCTGGTCGGCGACGAGGCGGAACGCCCGGTACAGCTCGGCCATCTGGGCGGCCGTCACCGTGTTCACGCCGGGGGCGACGCCGGCGAAGTCGACGGCTAGGCCGACACCGCCGGTGCCGTCGGCGTAGTGGTAGGAACCTTTGGCGTGGCCCGGTCCGTCCACGTCGGTGATACGGAACGGCAGGCCGGTCGCCTCCACGAAGTCGATGAGGGCCTGCACCTCCCGGCTGCTCACCCGAGACCGATCCAGGTGGCGGAGAACTCGGGCGAGTAATTGCCGCCCGAGGACAGGTTGTTGGCGTTTCCCGACGTGTTGTCCTGAAGAATCCGCACTTGCACGTAGTCGTTGACGGCGAACTTGTAGACCGTCGAAAGAAAGGGTTTCGGGAACGCAACCGTCGATGCGCCGATAGTCGACCCGGCGATGAACGTGGCCCCGTTCAGAACGAACAGGGTCTCGATGTACAGATAGTCGTTGTCGTTCGCCATGTCTCCGGTGAAGGTGACGAGGTACAGGCCGGCGGCAGGGATGGTGATCCGGCTGTTGTTCGTGACCGTGTCGTGCATCGATGCGGTGTCGTACCGCTCGCTGTTGAAAGCGATGATCGTCGCCGTGTTGTCGGCGAGCGACTGGGCGGCGTTGTGGTACACCCGGCAGGCCGGCGGGTTGGCCAGGTAGTCGACGGCCGTCTTGACGCTGTTGCCCCACGTGGAGGTGATGGTGGTGGCGGTGACGACGGTGGCCGGTGAGCTGTATGCCATGTCAGAACCCCCAAACGGCCTGGTCCCAGAGGGACGTGTCCCAGACGCCTACGGGGACCCCGCCGGCCGGGTTGAACGGTGAGAGGAACAGCGAGGTGTGCCAGTAGCCGCCGCCGGTTTCGTGGCCGATCGCCTCGACCCGCATCACCAGGCTGATGACGGCGCCGGTGTTCTGCGGTTTGCGTTTGAAGGTGACCATCTCGCCGATCTCGAGCGTGAAGATCGTCGGGTACAGGTCTTGCGGGTCGAAGGGGAGCTCGAGGGTGACGGTCCCGACCCGGGACGACGGCGACTTGAGGGTGTTGACGACGTACTCGGCGTAGGCCTTCGAGTAGGTGTCGTCGTTGTGGAGGAGGCCCTCGTGGGTTTCGTCGAGCCAGCCGAATTCGGTCCTGGCGGCCGAGTCGTAATAGGTGACGGCCACGGACCCTTCCCGGGAGACGGTGGCTCGGGTGACGATGCGGGCGTCGTCCACGTCGGCGGAGGCGGCCCGGTAGTCCTGCCCGGCGCCGGAGTCGGCGTCGACCAGGGTGGCCTGGTTCAGGAGGTAGTTGCCGGTGACGGCGTTGCCCCGGGAGATGAACGTCAGCTTCCCGGCGGCGGACACGAACAGGCGGCCGTATTCGGTCTCTTCGACTTTCTGCAGGTAGGCCAGGGCGGTCCCGCCGAGGCTGGTCGCCTGCAGTGTGGTGGACCCGGCGTCGATGGCCCGTTCGCCGACGGGGGTGGCGGCCAGGTCGAGGATGCGGGTCATGCGGGTCCCGGACAGGTCGCCGTCCCACGGTGTCCGCCCGGCCGAGTTGAGGGTGGCGGCGGTGGCCGTCGGCATCTGGTAGGTGCGCCACACGGCCAGGTGCTGGATGGTGCCGGTGAGGCCGTTCCCGACCCCGGACACGTGGCCCACGTCGATGTCGCCGGCCGGGACGGTGTTGGCGTCGGTGACCGGCGAGGCGGTCCGGTCGACCCCGTCGACGATGATCTTCATGGAGCCGACGGCGTCTTTGGTGGCGGCGAAGTGGTGGACGGCGCCGTCGTCGACCCGGATCGTCGACTGCACGAAGTTGGCCAGGCCGATGTTGAACTGGAGGAGACCGACGAAGGCGCCGGCGCCTCGCACTTTGACCCACAGGTAGATACCGGCGACGCCAGGGCCTTGAAAAAAGATCGTGCCGTCGTCGGTCTGGGCGCCGCAGACGAACCAGCCTTCGATGGTGAACGGGCCGGTGCCGGTGATCGGCGCCGTCGGCCAGAGGATCTGCTGGACGACGAATCCCTGCCCGGTCGAGAGCGTCCCGGCCACGGTCATAGCCGATCCGGGGTCCCGGACGACGAGGCCCGTGGCGCCCAGGGTGGTGCCGGCCACGACGGCACCAGACACTTTCGAGGTGGACACGTCGACGACGGCGGTCGACCCGGCCGGCTCGTCCAGCGGCCACCACAGGTCCGGGGCCAACGCCTGCTTCTCGGCGACGTAGACGGACCGGGGGAGCTCGATCCGTTGGAGGAGCTTGAACAGGTCCGAGGCTTCGACGACGGCGGTGGAGTCGTTGGGGCCGGCCCATTGTTGGGTGATCCGGTCGATGTAGCCGAACCACACGTCATAGGTGAACGGGCCGACGCCGGCGTCATAGGTGGCCCGGACCCGGACCCGCCGGTTCGGTCTGAGCTTGCCGTAGTAGGGGCCGGTCGTATGGTCCGGGTCGAACCTGCGGTCGTCGTTGCGGAGCGTCACGGCCAGGTGGCCGGTCTCGAACGCCCCCGATTCCTTGTTGCGGCCCCGTTGGGTGGAGATCGACACGACGTAGGCGGCCAGGTCGGTCCACACGCCGGCGTCGAACTCGATCTCTACGAGGCGGGTCGGGAGGACCGCCACCTACCCTCCCAGGCCCAGCGGGGTGGCCTTCTGCTTGCGTAGGAGGCCGTCGTGGACTGCGTCGACGAGCTGGCGTTCGGTGACGACGGTGCCGTACACGTTGACCGTGATCCCGCCGCCGCCCATCCCGGCGGGACTGACCGTCTCGCCGGCCATGGCCAGGATCGGGACGGCCATCCCGGCCGGGCCGGGGACGATCCCGCCGGTGTGGAACTCCGGCAGTTTCGGCATCGAGAACCCTTTGCCGCCGATGCCGGGCACCCAGTCGGGCACCGAGAACGACAGCTTGCCGACGGTGTCGTTCCACAGGCGGGCGATGGCATTGAACGCCGTCTTGTAGGGCCACAGGACGGCGTCCTTGATAGCCCCGGCGATCCCCATCAGTTTTCCGGGGAGGTCCTTGATGAAGTCCCAGACGGCGACGGCGGCGTCCTTCACCTTGTCGAAAGCGCCCTTGACGATGTCCCGAAACGTCTCGGAGTTCTTCCAGGCCAGCACGAACGCAGCCACCAGGGCGATGAGGGCGATCACGACGAGCCCGACAGGGTTGGCCAGGAGGGCTGCGTTCAATCCTCCCTGGGCGACGGTCGCCCCTTCGGTTGCCGCTGTCTCGGCCGCCGTGATGCCGATGAGGGCGCCGATCTTGCCGACGACGGCGCCGAAGAGGGGCTGGATGGCCTCGAACCCGCCGGAGAGATCCCCGAACGCTCGGAACATGCCGGTCGCCTTTTCGGTCGGGAGGCCGAAGGCGCCGCCCAGGCCGTCGAGGAGGTCGGCGGTCCCCATGAACTTGCCTTCGGCGCCGCCGGCGGCCTCGCCGGTCCGGTCCATCGCTGCGCCGAACGAGCGGGCCTTACCTTCCGACGAGGCGAGGTCGCCGGCCATTTTCTCGGCCGATGAGCCGACGCTCCGGAAAGACTTCTCCAGCGATGAGGAATCCCCGCTGATAGTGACTTTGACATCGGACGGCATCTAGCTCACCTCCAGGCCTTTCGAGCGGGCCAGCTCCACCAGCTGCTTCTCCACAGCCTTCGCCAGGCTGTCCCTGTTGGCGGCGATGGTGGGGTAGATGTACCGCCCGCCGGGGAACCAGGGCCGCTTCGTGGCCCCGGCGTGGCCACCCGTGGCGCCGCCGGCCAGTTTCTTGGACCCGCCGGCCACCCGGCCGTGGCCGACGGTGCCGCCGAAGTCGAGCCATCCGTAGTAGGGGGCCTTCTTGCCGCCGGCGGCGATACGGGTTTCGGTCTGGGAGGACATCGCCCGCAGGGTGGCCCGGGCCTTGCCGGTGCGGACGGGGACCCGTCGGGCGGCGCCTTGGGCGACGCCGGCGGCGACCTGGTTGAGGGCCACCCTGATCTCCTTCTGCGATTCGCCGTCCATGTCCCGCAGGGCTTTCCGCAGTTCCTTCATGCCTTGCACGGAGATTGGCCGGACGAGGGTCATCGCCGGGACCTGGCCGATGCGACGTCGGCGGCGTGGTCTCTCATCGCCTGGCGCCACACGTAGTAGGCCCGCCATCTGACGTACTCGTCATTCGGGAGGGCCTGCACCCATCCGTGGGACTCGCCGAGCTCGAGGGCCAGGGTGTAGTCGAAGGAGTCGTCTTCGCCGAGGGCGATGGCCCGTTCAGCCGCTTTTCTGGGCTCCCTCGTCGAGGCGGGAGATCCGCTGTATGCCGTCGATCAGTTCCTGTACCGCCCAGGCCGGCGTGGCCCCGTACCATTCCCGCACCTCCTCGATGGGCGTGTCGGTGGCCGCTGCGATGACGGCCACCTCGAGCTCGTCGCCGGGAGCGCCGGCCGTGATCATCTTCTGGAACCGGGCCGCTTCGGCCCGGGTGAGGACCCGCACCTCGAACGTCTCCCCGCCGACCTCGACGGACTCGATGGCGGCGTAGACCTTGGGGAGTGCCATCACGGCCACGTGGTGACGGTCACGGCGCCGGTGACCTGGAAGTCAGCGGTGAACGTGACGACGCCCCCGACCGGCATCGACGCCTTGTAGGACGTGAGGAAGCACTCACCGAGCAGTTTCTGTTTACCGGTGGTGGACCCCTCGGGGCCGATCTCGAACGACGAGGTGGTCTCCAGGCCGATCAGGCCGGACAGGATCACGTGCGGCCCGGTGGCGGCCGTGCCGTCGAACTTGCCCGAGATGGAGATCGTGGCGTCCGACTGGCCGGACAGGTACGTCTTGGCCTCGGCGCCCATCGTGGTCGACTCGGCCATATCGACGCTGTTGTCCAGGTCGATCGAATCGACGAAGGCCGTCAGTACCTGGAGGCTGCCGGCGGCGTTATCGATCTTGAAGACCGCACCCTTGCCATGGACAAAGGCCATCAGCTATCGCCTCCCTCGGGTGCGACCATGCCGTCCCGGACGAGCTCGGCGGCGGCGGCGGGTTCGAGGTCGATGATGTCCCCGGCCAGGTTGCCGCCGAAGTCCCGGAGGACTACGTAGCGGCCGCCGGCGTCTTTCTTGGTAGCCATGTCAGTCGAATACCTCCACCTCGAAGGATGCGCCGAGATAGTCCACGGCCTGGATGGTGACGACGCTGATCGTCGCCCCGGTGACCCGGGCCGTGTGGGCGATCCCGCCGAGGTCGCCGTCCACGGCCGCTTTGATCGATTGGGCGCCGGAGCCGGACACGTACTGGGCGAGGGTGTCTCTTGCGGCCCGGTCGGACACCTTTCCGACCAGGACGGTGATCGGGATGACCACCCGGTCGGCTCCCCGGCCCATGACGGTGTCGTATTCGACCGTCTCGGGGAGGCTCACGATCGCCTGAGGGGGGTTCGCCGCATCCGACGGGTAGTCGGCCACCCGCAGGCCGGTCACGCCGACGAGGCGGGTCCCGATGGCGTCCATCACGGCGTTGAGGTCGAGGGCCACTCACGCCACCCACCAATTCCGCCGGAACGGCCGCAGCAACGATTCGACGTCCGGGTCGAGCTTGGCCAGGAGCCTCATCTCGGAGCCGAACTCGACGGAGCCGGCCACGCCGAACGGGGCGTCCTTCCGTTTCCAGAGGCGGGACGCCTGGATCAGGCACGCTTCTTTGACCGCCGCCGGCGCTGTCCCGCCGGGCCAGCCGAACTTGGCCGTGACCTGCACGCCGGGCCGGTACTGGATCTTGGGGAACCATCGGGTGCCGAGCACCACGAGGCGGGTCCACGGCTCCCCGAAGGCGGCGGCGTTGATCGGCTCGAGGCGGAAATCGGTGTCGGCCGTCCAGGTGGTTTCGAACACGCCGTCGGCGTTGTCGTCGGTCTTGACCACCAGGCCGGTAGTCGTGCTGATCGGGTCGACCTCGAGCTGGTCGGTTCGCTGGACGGCGTAGAGCCGGGTCGTCGCCACGCTGTCGGCGGTGAAGACCCGGTCGCAGAACTGGTCGACCTGGAGTGACGCCGAATCGAGGGCGAGCTGCAGCGTGGTGTTATCGCCGGTGTCGGCATCGGGGATCCCGACGAACCCTTTCAGCTCGGTGAGGGTGGCGTAGGCCATTTAGACGACGATCAGGGTCATTCGGAGGCGTCGTCCGGGGTGATCGGGTTGTCCTTCGGGTCCGGCGCCGTGGTGGCCCGAACGTCCTCGTCTTTCTTCTCTTCCTTCTTTTCAGCCACGAGCGTCCCTTTCCTAGAAGGCCGTCAGTTAGGCGCCAGTGCGCACGACGATGGCGTTGGGGTTCTGTACGGCGCCGTCGGCTCTGGCCCACGCCATGAACCCGGTCTGCCCGTTGGCGGCGTACAGCTCGTTGAGGGTGACGAGCGTGACGTCTTTGACCCGGCGGACCACATAGGCCTCATTGATGTTCCCGAAGGCGAGGAACTTGGCGGCGGTGGCTTTGGCCGGCATGGCCTGGTCGATCACGACCGGGTAGCCGAGGAGGCGGGGCCGGGTGACGTCGTCGGCGATCCCGTCGTTGACGCCGGTGAGCAGCGGCCGACCGGTCGAGTCGTTGAGCCCCATGATCGTGCCGTAGGTGGCGTCGTTCATGAGCCACGAGGCGCCGGCCCGGTAGGCCGGGTCCAGGAATAGGATGGTGGCGACCAGGTCGGCCAGGGCCAGGGTGCCGATCGTCCCGGAGGTGGTGATCGGGGTGACGATCCCTTGCGGCTGGCCGGTGCCCGTGCCGGTGGCGAAATGGGTGGCCTGGACCCGGGCGATGCGCTCCCCGAGCTTGCGGGCCACGAACCCGGCGATGTCAAACGCCGAGTCCTGGAGGAGCTCCCACGACACCTTGAGCGGCAGGTTCCCGGCGCCGCCGGCCATGTACTTGTAGGCCGACAGGGTTCGCTGGGCGAACACGAGGTCGGCGCCGGCGGCGAACGTCCCCGCTTCTGCCACGATCTCGCCTACGTTCCCGGTGTCATCGACGGTCGGGTACGGGAGGAGGTTCCCTTCGGAGGTGGTGATCTCCTCGGCTTCGGTGGCGATCCCCCCGAAGGCCTTCATCCGTTCGATCAGCTTGGCCCGGAACCCCTGCGGGACGAGGTAGCCGCCGGCGCTGTTGGTCCCTTCGGATTGCGCCCGGTACTCGGCGAGTTCCGGCTGGGGGTTACCGGTCCGCAGGTACTGCTCGAACGCCCGCTCCTCGGGTGGTTCGGCGCCGGCCACGTTGACGTGGAGGTCGGTGCGGACCGGCCGGAGCAGGGTTGCGACTTGCGACCGGATCTGGGCGGACCGCTCGGCGGACATGCGGAGCCCTTCCAGCTCTTCGAAGCGGGCCGCTTCCTCGTCGCTGAGGTCCCGCTCTGTGCCGTCTTCGTTAGTGGCCCGCTCCATCAATGCCTTGAGCTCGGCCAGGATTTCATCGAGAGTCACAGGGAGTACCTCCGGGAGAGTGCCCGGTAACGGGCTCTGATCAATTGGGTGCGGCGGTGGTTGGCCGGCGGGTCGAACGTCAGGTGCCGCAGGGTGACGTCGGTGCCGTCGTAGGCGGGCAGGGTCACGACGCTCACGTCCAACAGACGCCGAATCGAGGTGTAGGTGCGGAGCTGGCGGCCGTCGGGGGCATGGCCGAGCTCGTCCTTGCCGGGGAGGAACCCGAACGAGGCGCCCCGCAGGTCGCCCCGGGCGACGAGCTCCCGCACGTCCCGGGCGTAGCTGGTGTCGGGCAGGTCGACCTCGAAGTACAGGCCGGCGTCGTCGGTGGCCAGCCGCAGCGTCCCGGCTGCCCGGCGGCCGAGGAGCATCGACGGGTTGTGGTCCCGCAGGGCGACGACGTCGTCGTCCCGGGCGAGGACCTCGTCGAAGGCGCCGGCGGCGACCGCTTCGTAGCCGCCCCGGAGCTGGGCGACCTGGCCGAACACGGCGGCGTGGCCGGCGAGGGTGTTGCCGGTGACCTCGGCGGCCCGCAACTCGGCGCAGAGGCGGTTCATGCCCCCGCCCCCGCCGGTGCTGGTACTGGCGGAGTAGGGCCAGCATCACCGCCGTCCGAGAGGGTGCCGGCGGGGAGCGGGGGAAGGTTGAACATGCGCCGGATCTCATCGAGCGTCAGGATCCCGGCGTCCTTTTGGGCGATGAGCAGCGGGATCTCTACCTCGGGGGCGGGCTGCAACAGGCCCTTGTAGTCGAACTCGCAGGCCGTCGGCCGGGACAGCAGCAGCGACAGGCGCTGCTCGAGGCGGGTCGTCCACGGCATGAGCGTGGTGCGGGCCATCCAGCGGAGGAGCTCGGCCACCCCTGATCCCCACGTCGAGGCGCCGTCCTCCATGAGCAGCTGTTTCGGGACTCCGAAGATGCGACATACCTCGACCACGGAATGAACCCGGCTCTCGAGGAATTGGGCGTCGGCCGGCGGGATCGTCCACGGCGTGAACTTGAGCTGGGCATTCAAGAAGAGGATTTCGCCGGCGTGTTCGGAACCGGACATCTTCGCTTTGAGGGCGGCGACGGCCTCCTCGGCATCGTCCCTGGAGAGGCCTTCGTCGCCGGAGACCAGGCCGCCGAGCAACAATCCCGACCCGAAGAGGCGGGCGGCGGCCCGATCCCCGGCGATCCCGGTCCCGAGCGCTTGGCGGTGCGCTTCGATGGGCGACAGCCCCCTGATGCCGTCCGTCCCGAGGGCCGGGATGTGGGTGAGCTCGGCGCAGGTCAGCTCCCGGGTCGACCCGTCGGCCAGGCGCACCTCGAACCATTTCCGGTAGGCGCCGTCCGGGCCGCCGTACTCGGCGAGCTCCTCCGCCGTCTGGATCGGCTTGACCGTCACCGCCGACGGGAGGATCGGCAGGAGCCCGACGATGGCGCCGGCCCCGTTGTACACGTGGGCCAGGTAGGCGTTGCCGTGGAGGAGCAGGTGGACCATGACCAGCTCGAGCCACTCGAACTGGGTGTACGGCCCGCCCGGCCCGGCCGGGTTGTCCAGGAACGACGGCACCCGCTGGCGTTCCCCACCCATGTCGGTCCGGAACGAACGGAGCGGGAGGCCGGCGATCGTCCCGGCGATGATCGACACAGCCCGGTACACGGCGGTGAGCCCGACGGCGGTTGCCTCGCTGACGGACACGCCGGCCAGGCTCGTGCCGGTCATCCCGAAGAACTCGGCGAGGGCGGGGTCGCCGATGGAGAACTGCGGGTCGGCCCGCACCTCTGCCTGGTCCCAGTCAGGGCCGAGCAGCATCCGGCGCCAAAAACCAGCCACTAAGCGTGGACTATTGCACAGATTGCTCAGTCAAGAAACCATCTGCCATACAGATCGGTCAGACAGCGAAGACGGGCCGCCTCCTGGCGGGCTGCGCCGTGGCCGCCGCATGGAAGGCGATCACCGCCGCCACGGCCAGGTCGATCTTCGCCGGCGAGTCCTTGTCCGCCTTCGTGATGTAGTCCCCCAGCGGGCTCGTCTTCACGACGGCGTTGGACACGTGGCGGGCCAGCCTCGGGTCGCCATCGTGGGTCAAGGCCTGTTCCATCACCGCCGAGTAGAACGCCGTGCACGCCGGCGCCATCTTCGCCCGGGAGAACGTCGGGAACTCGACAACCCGGTCAGGCCAGGTGGCCGCCCACTCCGCAATCTCGGCGCCCCAGTAGGGCGGGTCGCAAAGGAGCTCCACGACGCTCCACATGGCAAAGGCCTCGGCTAAGGCCTCCTGTACCTGACCACGAGGAACACGCCACCCGGCCCGACCGGGGTTCTCCCAACAACCGGCCACGAACACGTGCAGGTCCTCGGTGACCCCCACAAGGGCCGTGGAGTCCCCCGAGTAGCTCCCGTCAAACCCGAGCCACACCCTCGTCCCCGGAGGCGGCAGCGGCCGCCCAGCGGCCCCACACGACGCCCAGGCCCCATACGGCAACCACGCCTGGTCGGTCGCCGTCCACTGGCCGAGCCGGTACCGGCGGAACTCATGCTCCGGCAGCCGACCCCGGTCGAACCGCAGGCTGTCAAGGAACCCCGGCCGGTCAATGCAAGGGTTGGCGCTGGCCCAGGCTCCCTCATCGTCGATATCGGCGGCGGGGTCCGCTTCGAAGATGCGGGCGTAAAGGGTCGGGTCCCCGGCTTTGGAGGCTTCATACAGGCCGTGGGCCAGCGACGTCAGGTCATACCCCGGCGTCGTGATCCCAAGCAGTAGGGCGTCGGCCCGGGCGGCGCCGGCCATCTGCATCCCGTTCCACATCTGGTCGTCCCGCTGGAGGTGCACCTCGTCAAACAGCACGAGGTGCGGGTTGATCCCCTGCGACGCCCGGAAGTTGTTCGGGCGGGCCTCGATGAACGACCCGGTCTCCGGCACCTCGAAGCGGCTCTGGAAAACGTGGACTGAGTCCCGGAGGAGGTCGGAGCCGAAGATGATGTCCCGGAGCTCCCGCATAAGGGTGCTGTTGAGGTTCCGCTCCGAATCCGACACGGCGTAGACGTGGCGCCGCTCCTTCCGGCAGGCCTCGACCAGGGCGACGAGGGCGGCCAGGCGGGTCTTGCCGTTCTTGCGGGCGACCTGTTCGTACGCCACCCTCGGCCGCCCATCGGCGGTGAGCACCTCGACCTCGGCCCGCTGCCACGGGTACATCGCCTCGCCGGTGACGAGCTCGAGCCACTCCACATCCGACGGGGCGTCGGGGAGCGGCCGGACGGTCTGGGATTTGGCGCCGGACTTGAGGGCCACGGCCCTAACGCTCGGTCTCTCTCGCAAAAAACGGA